CGGGCGCGGCGTATCTCGCCATGCTGCGGCGCAAGGCCAAAGCCGCCTGATACGCAGCCCTGCATCAGATACGTACCGTCATACGTACTTACGTATATCCGTAATTTCGGCCCTCAACTTACGGATTCATCTTCGGATACCCGTCTTCGTCGCTAGCGCTCCGACCCGACGCGCGGCGACTGGACTAAGATCGGCGGCACCGGGCTCACCATCAGCGCCCGCTCGGCGAGCTTGCGGTACTGGTCAGCAATCGCCTTCTGAGCGCTCAACTCAGCGTCCTCTTCGTAGATTGTCTGGAGCAGTTTAGCGGCTACCGCCGTGGCGATGTCGTAGGCTTCGCGGTCGGCATTGTCGGGATCAATCCGACCGTGCTTGTCCAACTCATGGGCGACGATGCTTGCGGCGATGCTGTGGAAGCGGGCGTCTCGGCGGTAGGACTCAACGGAACGGCGGTCCCGGGCGATCATCTGGTCAGTGGCGTTCACGTGCTTCTCTCTGTTGAAGGAGAGGCGAGGGCGCTGTTAGCGGGCCACCCTCGCAACCGCCGCGTCGGTCCCTTTCGGGCTCTGAGATTCTACCCCAACCCCTCCAGATCGCAAGGCCCCTCGGGTCGGCCTCTATGCCGAAGACGGGCTGCGTAAGACGACCCCTGAGTCTTCCCGCTCGGTAAGTTTCGGGCCGGAATGTCGCGTCAGACTGAGCAATCTTCCCGCTCGGTAAACCGCTCCCTCATATCGCGAGGCCCCATGCACTGGCTCAACACGCTCCAGGGCGCCCTTCGCTGCGCCATTACCAAATGGTGGCGTCCGTTCACCTGCCTCGGGTTCGTCGCGACGATCTGGGTTCATGGCGTCGTGCTTCCGTTGATGAACCGGAAGTCGCCCGATCTGGTCGGCCTGGCCGCACTCGTCACCGCCACCGTTGCGGCATTCGCGGTGAGGGAATGGGGCAAGGCCCAAGGCGTTGCGGAATGAACGCCTTCCTCCAGTTCATCGCCAGCCTGTTCAAGGCGTTCAGCAAGACGCCGGCAGTCCCGGAACCTGCCCCGGCTCCCGCATCCTCGGCGGGCCTGATGAAGCCCTCGGGGTTCTTCACCGCATTGCGCGTGGGGAAGCTCCTGGGGCCGGTCCTGACGCAATCCGAAGTGGACGGCTGCGCGGCCATCACCCAGGCCTGCAAGGGCCTTCCGCTAAGCTGGGCGGCGTATGGGCTGGCGACCGCCTACCACGAGACGGCGCACACCATGCAGCCGATCAAGGAGATGGGCGGCGAGGCGTACTACACCCGCATGTATGGGATCGAGGGCAACCGGCCTGACGTGGCTGGGCGGCTCGGAAACCTCGAACCGGGCGACGGGGCCAAGTACGCGGGCAGGGGGTATGTCCAGCTTACGGGTCGGAGGAACTACGGCAAGGCCGCCAAGCTTCTCGACGTGGATCTGATCGGCAACCCTGACCTCGCCATGCGTCCTGACATCGCCGCCAAGGTGATGAAAGACGGCATGACCGAAGCTTGGTTCACGGGGAAAAGCTTCAACAGCTACCTACCGTCTGTCGCGACGCGGGCTCAGTTTGTAGAGGCTCGACGCATCATAAACGGGACCGACAAGGCCGAACTGATCGCTGACTACGCCGTGCAGTTTCAGGACGCGCTCAAGGCCGGGGCGTGGCGGTAAGCAACGCCTCCATCCGGTCGATTGCCTCGTGCGTCCGGACGTTGGCCGCGTTGGCGGCTCTCAGCGCTCGCTCAGCATCCGCAGCGGCGATCACGGACAGGATAAGCACGAAACCAATCGCGCCAATCCCGACGCTTGCGATGATGCGGTCCCACGTTCTTTCCATCTGAAAACACTACACGAATCCGACGCAAAGGCCAAGCCGATGATCACTCACCTTCTCGCGTTTGCCGTTGGGTTTGTCGCTGGTCCGCAGTTGTGGTCCCGGTTTCGCCGCTGGGTCTTCGGGGGTGATGAGTGAGCGCATGTCATCCCTTCACCCACCTTCTGACCGGCATCCTCCTCGGATCTATTCTGACCCTTGGGCTCGGAGGGGTGTTGCTAGGGCTGCTATGGGCTTGGATTCAGTCGGAGTTCAAGAGGGCTTTACGGGGGGTGATTTGAGCCCTGAGGAACGCGCGCGACTTGCGGCTGTCGTGCTGGCTGGCGGGGTGCGTTTGGGCCAACTCGTTCGACCTCTGTACGCTGCGACCGAGGCCCGACCGGAATACTCCGGCCCGTTTTTGCCTCGGTCCTATCAGCGATCAACCTGACAGCCCTTGCGGGTTTTAAGTGTCGTGCGCGCCCAACCTTGGCCTGCCTAGTCGCGAACAGGCCCAGGGGCCGTTTCGGCAGAGGCGGGAAACGCGACCCCGACCCCCGAACAATATCAGAACACGCTTGAATCTCAAGGGGAAAATGGTATGGTGATCGTGCGGGACCGTCGATACCCACCGGCCCGAACCGGCGCTCTTCGGGGAGCGCGGCGGTCCCGCTTCATTGGCCTCCGCAGGCCGAATACGCTGGCTAGTCCAGCCGTGCCGCTAAGTTCGGCTAGGGCTGCGGGGGACCAAACTTGCTAGGTCTCCTCGCCAACTGGCGCCTGATCCTCGCCGGATCGCTGATCGCCGCCGCCCTAGCTGGCTGGGCCTACGTCTCACACCTTCGCCACGCGCTGGCCCTGGAAAAAACCCAGGCCCAATCCGCCACCCGTCAAGCCTCTACCGATAGAGCTACAGCCGGGGCGGCAGATCGTTACGCCGGCAAGCTTCCTCAATTCCACGAAAGGGCGAACCGCGATGTCGCCAACGTCCAGAGCGCCCCTAGCGCATCGGCTCCGCTTGATCCTGACTTCCGCAGCCGTCTTTGCGACAGCGGGCTGTGCGACCCTTCCGGCAAGCCCGACCATCACAGTTCCATCAGTGTTCCGGGAAGCCTGCCGGGAACCGACCAGTAAGCTCCAAACCCTCGGGGATCTAGGCGCTCTAGCCGTCCGACAACGTGAAGCCATCGAGGACTGTAACGCCCGTCGTCAGGGGCTCGTAGAGATCATCGACGGAGCTAACCCTAAGAAGCGGAGCCTTTGGCCGTTCCATTAGCGTCCATCACTTCGTAAGGCTGAGTGAGCGCGTATAGGAACCCATCGACCCTTCCAAGAAGGTGCTCTGGCGTCTTAGTGTCGCCGAAGACCCTATCGCTGACCGCGAGATGAGCCGCCATCTCCTGGCGGATCACCGCGATAGCAGCACATAGGGCGGGGCGGATATCGTCGGGGGTCTGCGCCCACGTGCTCCCATCGGCGCGAACTGCCTCAAACGCCTTAATCGCAGCGGTTTGGACTTCGTAAGCCCCGAGGGCGCGCGTTCGGGTGGTCGTTTCGCTCATCCAGCTACACTACACCTTTCCGATGGGTCATCCCAGAGCTAGCCCGTCTTCGGCTTCGCTCGACCCGACAAACAGCGCAAGTGGAGCGCAAGTGACCATCTCAACTATCGGATTTGATGCAGATGATACGCTTTGGCACAACTAAGTCAACGCTGGTCTATCGCCTTGATTTCGCTTGCGTTCTGTAGAGACCAAAACCGCAACTGACCGCGCAAAACCCGTGAACATCGCAAGAACTCGCTATCACTTGCGCTTAACTTGCGCTTTCGGGGCCTTCCGCTGGGATTGCTCCATAGCTTCCATCACATCATCGGGCGCCAGATGCCCGTACCGCTCGGTCGTAGACGCCACCGTCTGACCTAGAGCCTTCCCCACTGTGTAGATCGGCACCCGCTGCTGCACCGCCCATGACGCCAGGGTGTGCCGCAGGACGTGCGGGCTGAAGTCCTCGATGCCCGCCTTCTCGGCGTTGGCGATGACGGCCTTCGCCACTCGGTCAATCCGCTCACCCGCCCACGAGATGACGTGACGGGAGCGGGAGTGCTTCTTGGCGTGCGCCAGCATCCGCCGCAGCTTCCGCGTCATGGGTGAGATCGTGCGCCGCTTCTTGGTCTGCGGTCGGCCGGGCTTGCGGAAGTCGATCAGGCCGGTGTGGAAGTGAACCCGGTCCCACGTCAGATCCAATATCGCCGTGGTCCTGGCGCCGGTGTAGAGCGCTATCCGGGTGAACAGCAGGACATGCTTCTGTCGCTTGCCTCGCATCGAGCGCAGGAGCCTGGCGGCCTCGTCTCGGGTCAGCCAACGCTCACGCGGCGGGGCGGGCGTCATCGTCATGATCGGCGGGCAGAGGGCCAGCCTCTTGTACTTAACGGCCCGCCTGAGCGCGGCTGACAGTACCGACAGGTCGCGGCGGATGGATTCATCGCCCGCCTTCAGCTCGCGCCGGTAGTCGCGATAGGCTTCCTGCATTTCGAGGGTGAGGCTTAGCGCCTGCGTGGAGCCGAAGAACGGCTTGAGGTAGCGGATGCCAAGGTCTGTGTTGTCGGGCCGCAGGGTGGCGGTCTTGGCGTAGCTTTCCCAGTACCAGTCGAGAACCTGCGGGATGGTGAGGTCGGTTGCGGGCTCTGCGTCGCCGGCTAGGCGGAACGCTGCAAGGAAAGCCTGAGCTTCATCCTCGCTTCGTGTCCGCGTCGTGACGCGGTGCGAACGTCCACCTTCGAACCATTGGACGTACCAGTTTGGCGAGGTTCCGATCTTGGTGAGGGTGAAGTGAGGCACTTGTTCAGATACTCGTCCAGATCGACCTTGCGGTACTTAACTAGACGCGCGCTCACGGGACAAGCCGCGATGGACCCCGCCGCCCTGAGGCGGTCCAGGGTGTCCAGCGACACGTCCAGATAGTCTGCGGCCTCGTAGCGCGAGAGAACGGGTTTCGCGCTCATCCAGCTTGGCTCGGCGTTGATGTTGAAAGCGGCACGCTTTCACGAAGTAAAACGCGTGATGAACCCTCACCAATAACCGGGGGCGCAGGGAGGGGCATCCAGTGGGTGGGAAACCATTTCACGACGCCGCCGTGCCACTTCTCTTCGGGACGGCTGTAGTGACGCCAGCCGTCGGCGGACCACCAGCCAATCGACGCTTCCGGCGTATAGGCGCTGTTGCAGATCAGCAGGACGTCAGAGCCATCCCTCGGAGCCGTTTCAATCGCTTGCCAGCTTCCCCCCTCAGGGTGGGGTGGGGGTGAGTTGGCGAGACGAACCTTGCGCGTCATTGCGATTTGCCTTCGTGCTTCAGTTTCGGCGAGTTGGCGGTAGAGCAACCGGCCCTCGGTTTCGTCTGGGTCGTCTCTGCGAAGGCCGGGGGTGTGGCGGTGCGAGGACGCCATTACGGCCCGCTCCCATGCGGTGGAACGGGGCGACCGGCTGACTTGGCGAGGGCGAGCGCGCGGTTATGTTCGTAGGCGCTCATGACATCTTGCGCCCGCTGAAGCAGCGTCGGGTTGTAGTCCTCGGGCTCGTCCTTAGCCGTTAGCGCGGCTTCGACTGCCGAGAGGATGTCTTCAAGACTCTCAATCTCGCCCAGCGCCGTCTCCAGCTCACCAATCCTGTCGATCAGGCGAAGGACGGTCGGAGGGTCGAAGGTGGCGATGTAGTTGATGTCGTCCCACGTCCGCGAGAGAGCTATGATGTGATTGCTATCGGCATCGGAATGTGCGCCCCACGGAAAGCCCTCCTTGCCGAAGTTGTCGATCTGCCATCCTTCGGGTTCACCAGCCTTCGTCGCTGCCCGCGCCACTTCCTCCAGCTTGGCGAGGTCCAACCCCCCAGAAGGCTCAAGCGCTTCTTGCGATACGATCCACGCCGTAGGGCGCAATCCCGCAGCCTCGGCGCGGCGGATGTAGCAGTTCGGGCAGAGCATCCCGCCGGGATCACCCTTCGCGTCCGGGCCGCCGATGACGAAATTCCAATCGGGGCTTGGCGCGAACCACACGGGGTTGTGGCCGGCGCAGTCCTGGCACGGGATTCCGCCCGCCCCAGAAGGCTCAGCGCTCATGATTGCACCGCCTTGGCGAGTGCCGCTTTGCCAGCGGCGCGGCAATAGACGGTGTTGCGGGCGTGGTCGATGAAGTAAGCGTCGGGCGCCATCACAGCGACGGGGATTACGAAGCGCGGAGGATTGCGCCGCTTCCACGCGCGGCGGGTGCCTCGGCGGCCCTCGGCCTTCGTTGGCGGCCGACCGGGCTTTGTCCAGTGCGGGGGCTTGGGCTCAGCAACCACGATCACGCGCAGGCCGCCGTATGTGCCGAAGGGTTCGTGAAGGCCCATCAGTCTCGCCCCTCCAGCTTGACGCCGGACGCATGGGAAGATTCCCGGGAAACCATAAAATCTTCTCTCCCAGAAGGCTCAGCGCTGATGTGGGGTTGGTCGGTAGGGGTGGTCATTTAGTGGTCCTCCCGGGACTGAGGCACAGGTTCAGCGCACATCGCGCGGAGAGCGGAGCGGCTCATCGTGCTTTCTCGGAAAAGGTGAAGCACCAGAACGGCACGGGCGGAGCGGGCGCGTTCAGCGTGCCGGAAGCGACGAAGGCCGGCCATGTCACGGTGTAGTAGGCGACGCCGCGCCAGTTCATGGCGGGGATGTGCGCGGCCATTGCGCTACCCAGGAACAGCCCGAGTCCGAGGTACATCGTGGTGGCTGTGATCAGCACCGCTCGGATGGTTGAGCCGCTCATGCGGCTTTCCTCGCTGCTAGGATGGCGCGTCCGATGGCTTCGGGGATTTGCGGGACTACTGAGTTGCCGCAGGCGCCGACGGCGGGGCTGTCCAGTCCACGGAGTACCCCATCAGCCATTCGGCGAGGCGTTCCGTCAGGGGCTTCCCAAAGGTGAGCAGCACCAGGCGACTCAAGCCAATTGACCAGGTCCCCCCATGAGCTACGCGCCGCATCCGGCCACTGCGCGACGTCGTAAACGACATATTCGGCGAGAGGATAGCCGCCTGGCCGGTTCCATCGGCTTTCAGAACGGTGGGCAATAATCCAGACCCGGTCGCGTTCGTGAGGGGCGCCAACGTAGGAAGCCGGTACGCTGTGCCACTCCGCATCATACCCGAGCGCGGCCAGGTCTCCGAGAAGTCGGCCAAACCAAGCTCCCCGGTCTCCAGCAAGGAGATTTGAGACGTTTTCCACGATGAGGATTTCGGGTCGAAGCTCGCCAGCCAGTCGGGCGATTTCTCCCCACAGACCTGAGCGTGACGCCGTGATCCCGCCTCGCGTCCCCGCTTCGCTGAGGTCTTGGCAGGGGAAGCCCCCGGTGATGACGTCAACGCCAATTCCATCTGCGGCGAGGCGGTCAGCCGTGAGGCTGCGAACGTCGTCATAGATCGGCACTCCGGGGAAGTTCTTCGCCAACACCAAGCGGGCGGAAGGGTCGATTTCGCAGAGGGCGACGGTCTTGAACCCGCCCGTTCGTTCCAAGCCGAGGCTGAAGCCGCCGATGCCGGCGAACAGATCCAGGGTCCGCAGCTTCACGACTGCACCGCCTTAGCGTTCAGCGCACCGGCGATGGCCACGTGCGCGTCACCGGCCGCCTTCTTGGTCTCGAACCCGATGCACAGCCGGTAGCCCGACAGATGAGCGCCGCTGTGCATGTAGCAGGCCGCCGATAGCGCCTTTTCCAACGGAGTGAGACTGTCGGGCGAGGACGGGATATGGGGCCCGTCTCCGCGCACGGCTGGCTCTGGGATCCCGTCTATCCCCCCTCCCTTAGAGAGAAGGTCCTTTTCATCACGCGTAACCATTCGTGGCGCATAGGGGGCGCCATCATCAACATCTCGGCTAACCGGCATTGGCGGGCCTCTTTGAAAATCCGCGTGATTGGATGCGCTGACCCTTCGGCCACTGGCCCAGGTGTTTCAGCCGGGTGCGCTGCGTCTTGGACTTGAGCGCCACGTCATCGGCGGTCTTCTCCCGATGCCGATCGCGTAGGGCGGGGGCCAGGTTGCTTTCCCTGTTTTCGCCGCCGTTGATGAGGGCGATTACGTGGTCACAGTCCCAGGCTTCCCCGCCGAGGATCTTCCGCTTGGCGATGTGGCAGACGCCGCCGTGAGCCTCGAACACGCGCAGACGGACGCGGGGCGGGATGGGCGTATCCGGGGTCGCCCCGATCCACTCAGGAACAGACCTAGACATGAGCAGCAGTCGCGGGGTGGCTGTTAACCTGCCTCACGGCCCCCGCGTCCCTGGCTGCCAATTGCTTGACGGGAACACCGATCATTCCGGCGAGGACTTCCAACACGGCGTCCTTGCTCTCCTGAAAGACCTTGCGCCCCATCGCTCGGACGTTCTGTGATTTGGCCGTGTAGACGCGCACCACGGCCTGAGAGACGGCCACGATGGCGTAGTCGTCCATCGGCTTGCAGAAGGCGGCTACGCGAAGCGCCTCGGCCCGGCTGGAGCACGCTAGGGTGCGCTCGTCCCGGTAGCCGGCGCGGATCAGTGCGGCCTTGCGAAGGTGGTCGGCGCTGGCGAAGTGTTCCGCCATATCCTCGGGCAGGTTCAGCCAGGCGTCGTACACGGCGGCGAAGTAGTGCCTGTGCGAGATCATCGAGCGCGCCGGGTCCGACACGTCCATCGTGTAGACCTCACCCACGACGTACTCCTTGTCCGCCAGGGCCGCGAAGCCCTTCGTCGGGCGCATCACCTCGCCGTCCCAGGTCATGGGCAACGGGCGGGTCACGAACGGTCACCTTGGCGCCGGGCCACAGGCGCAGGCACGCTCGGGCGAAAGTTGCGGGCGTCGTCTATGTCCCAGGTGTCTCGGGTCATTTGCCGCCAAGCTCCCGCTTGCGACGCTCGATCAGCTCGCCGAAGAAATCCTTGGTCACCTTCGGAAGGTCAGGGCTGGTCAGGCGCGCGGCGTTGTCGGCCTGGAGCCTGCCCACGGCGCGTGCGTCCTTGGCGCTCTCCAGGGCTTCCTTGAAGGTGCTGGCCCACCCCACGATGCTGTCGGCGGCTCGGGCCTTGGCGTCGTCCACCTCGGCGCGGCTGGCCCCGCCCTCGGGCTTGTGCTCGACGGCCTCTTCGGCTTCCTTGGCGTCCTCGCGGTCGGTGATCAGGAAGCGCTTCTTCAGCATCTCCTTGACGCAGTTCGTGCCGGCCTTGGCGAACGCCTTGTCACCGTTGTCGGTCCCGGCCCCGCCCCAGCGGATGACGCGCTGTTCGTTGCCGTCGTCGGTGCGCTCAAAGGTGAAGTCCACCAGCACGTCACAGCGGTTGCCGGTGTAGGTCCGCTCCACGAGGTTCGGCGTCATGTCTACGCCGTGCCGCAGGAACAGCGGGCGCACCTCGGACAGGACCGCCTCAAAGGTGTGGCCCTTGATCTTGAAGTTGCCCATCTGGATGTCGTCTTTGCCGATGTCGGCGCACTCGTCGCGGATCGCGGCCAGGCGCTGCTTCAGGCTTTGCGGCGCCGGGGGATCTTCGACGGCAACAGCGGGCTCAGGGCTTTTAGCCACTCCCACTCGCTCAAGGGTATCGGTCGCCGGGCTAACCATGTCCATCGCCTCCAAGGGTTGATGCGAACGCCGTCGATCTCGCCGCAGAGGCGTTCGTCAGACAGGAGTTCGCCGGTTTCGGGGTCGATCTCGCCGTCTTCCCACCAGATGCGGGCTGGTACGAATGGACCCTTGGCCCACTCGCCGTAGCGAAACTTGCGGATCGCGAAGAACCCGGCTTGCGGGTCTTGCTCGTTGGTAGGCGGTGACAGGCCATCAACGGCTTGCTCCCACCAGGCCCATCTCTGTTCGGGCGACGACGGCTGACGCATCAAGCATGTCCTCCATGCATCGAGGGCAGATCACCATCCCGGCCGCGTCGCTCCAGTCGTCGGGCTGGCAGCGAGCGCCGCAGAGGTCGCAGTGGGGATCGTTGCGGACGGCGGCCGGCGCGGGGCGCTCCGAGATCATCACGCCACCCTCAGCTGTGTTGCGGGCCGGTAAATCCGGCGACGGATGGGCTCGACGTACTCGACCGAAAACACCTGAACTCCAGGGAACTCGTGCTGGATGTCGTTGGCGTAGCGGTTGGCGGCTCTGCGCTCGTCAAAGATACGGATGAGAGCGCCGCGAGCGGTCGTGACCTCAAATTCCACGCGGCTCATTTGTCCCTCCCGGAGTTGCCGTGCGGCGCGGAGGGAGAGCCGCTGCTTGCGGGCTTCTTCGCTCTACGGGTGGACTCCCAATCGACCTCTCCGGTAGCCAGGAGGTGATCTAGGACCCGGACGGCGTGGTCCGGCCCGGCAAGCCAGAGCTTGCTTCCCGGCTCCGCGCTCCCGAGCCAGAACAACTCGTGGGCCTGCCCTTGCGTGATGCCGAACATTTCAGTGGCAACCGACGTTGTGCCGTAGTCCCGGTCATTGCCGGTCCCCAGCACCTCGCAGGCCCACCCCGCAATGCAGGCGACGGTGCCGCACTCGTTCTTGGTGCCGAGTTCGCGCATGTCGAATTGCGCCGGGGGCAGCGCGGCGATCACGTCGCGCACCTTCTGGATATTCTCGCGGTTCATCCTGCGGCTCCCAGCCAGAAGATTAAGACCCAGACGCAAGCCCCGATGACGATCAGGCTCGGGATGTTGCGGAGGGTGGTTCGGAAGTTGTCGATCCCCGAGGAACGCGGCGGGTGGGTTGGGGCGGTCATATGGCCTCCCGGGATTTGAGGCTGGCGTTCAGCGGGTCAGCGGTCTCTAGCTTGGCGAGTTCGGCGGTGACCCAACGGTCCTTGCGGGCGTCGATTTCGCTCTCAACCACGTCCCACATGAAGTCGATGACGGCCTGTTCGTCGCAGCGGAGTGCCCAGCCGAGGAACACTTGAGCCCAGAGACCGCGCCATGCCGCGCGCAGCCGGCGCCACGAACGCCGCGTCTCGGGCCAGTTGTCGCCAAGGTCGGGGGCAGCGCCACTTTGCGCGCCGCTGGGCTGGCTCTGGGAGGCCATCTATTTGCCCTCCATTCGCGCGGCCATCTTCGCGGCTGTCGTCAAAGCTTGAGCCAACTGAAGGATCGCATCAGCTCCGACCACTTCACCGTCAGCGAGGTTCAGAACGACCTTCGGGAACATGCCCCGACCGTCGAAGTGGACTTCAAACCCACCTTCCTCGCCCAACTCGAACTCAGCTTCCTCAAACCCCGCACAGATCGCGTCGTCATGGTTGAGGGTCGAGAACAGAGTCCTGAAGTTCTGAGGCTCCCGCATTGCTGGGCGAGAAGGACCGGCGAGCACCTCCATAAGCGGAGAGAGGGTGCGGAGGCTGGCGGTGTTGGCGGGGGTCACTTCGCCACCTCGACCGCACGAGCCGCAATCACCCGTTCAAGCAGGTAGATCGCTTCATCGACCTCGGTTTGCAGCCGCATCTCCGCGTTCGGGATGAAGCCGTCCTGGTCGCAATCGGCGTCGGCGCGCTGGCCGAGATATTCCGAGACCTCCTCCAGCGTGACGAGCGCGGCCTTGACCGGATCGGCGCTGCGGGAGGGGTGGATGAAGTCGGGGGCGGGCATGTCGTGTGCTCCAGTTGGTAAGGAGCAGCGTGCATTACCGCACAAGCAGCGTCAAGCTAAAAACGTGCAGAAACGCACACTTTCATATGCGCCTCTAATGACGCGGGTCTGTCAGTCTCGGCGATTCGCGTTATCGGCGGCGAGGACGGTAGGAGCCCACCACCAGGCCGATGATCTGGACGATGGTGTCGTCGTGGCCGTTGTCGAGCGCTAGCGGCTCATTCCAATGCTCTATGGTGGAGTCGCCGACCAGCGCCGGCTTTCCGTTCTGGAGCACGACCCGCTTGCAGGTTCGCTCGACCCGCCCGTCCTGGCCGGATCGCCGCTCCACGATCACGTCATCCCCAGGATGCGGAAAGTAACCAAGAGCTGGGCCGTCGATCACGTGTAGGTAATCGCCGTCCGCATAGGTCCGGTTCATGGAGGGGCCGCGCACGATCTCGGCCCACTGAGGGAGGCCCGAATAGTTCGGATCTTCCACCATCCGAGCCTCGCCCAGAGGCTCGTCTGCTACTTCTACTGATTGCCACATGCCCGCCGCCACTACCCCACGCACGCTCAAAATACGAAGGCGCGCGACATCAGGTGACCGAGGTGTGTCGTTTGTCAATTCAACGGGAAGTTGAATCCTCGTTACTGCGGCGATTCTCTGGAGCGTCGCGAACTTGGGAACGTACTTGTAATCGGGGTTCGCGAGGGGGCGGGTGAGGGTGGTGTGCGACACGCCGACGCGCTGGGCTATCTCGTTCAGACTTAGACCGCTCTCGTCACGGACGCGCTTCAGGTAGGCAATTGCCGCAGCGCGGTATTCGTCCATTTGCTTCCGCCGGGCCGGTCCATTTCGGTGGCGTGCATATAGACGCACGATATCAAGTTCGTCGCCGTGCATTAGGACACTTGCCAGTCGTGCATTAACGCACCTATACTGCCGTCATGGCATTTGCAGACGAACTCGCTGCGTTGAAGCGTGATCTCAAGGAAGCGCGTATCCCGGTCGCTGCCGTCCTGGCTGTCGCTGGCGTAAATCGCACGACCTGGACGCGCTGGGACGGCCAGCACAGCCCCCGGATAGATCGCTGGGCGAGCGTCCAAGCTGCTGCGGCGCAGTTGCTTGCCGAGCGCTCAAAGGCTGCGGCCTAATGGCGGACACGGTCTACTTCGCCCGCGATCTGGCAACCGGCCACATCAAGATCGGCTACACGGGCCAGCACATCAACCGGCGCATCCAATTGCTGCGCCACAAGCATCCTCAAGTCGTCCTTCTTGCGACTGTCGCCGGCGACCGCAGGCTGGAGGACGCGCTCCACGCCGCGCTCATGGGCTCCCACGTCACCGGGGAATGGTTCCGGCCAGACGATGCCGTCCTCGCCATCGTGGGCAGGGCGGCGCTGGGATTGTTCGACCCTGCTGAGTTTCCCCCCTGCCTTAGCCCGCTACGCAGCGCCACCGCGAACAGGGTGTGGGCGGCTCGGCGCGCGACACCAGAGGACGCAGCCTGATGCTCACCGCCTACGCCATCACCGCCGGTGTCATGCTTACCGTCTGGCTGATCGGTCAGGGGTTCTACTGGGCCTGTGATTGGATTTGCGGGAGGGCTCAGAGGACGCAGGTTGTTCGTCGTCGGGTTGAGCGTCGGTTGGGACTCATCCCGGAGCCATCCCAGTTCGCGGCCAAGAACCGCGATCACGGCGCGCTGATCTTCGGTGGAGAGGGCGCGTAGATGGGCGCCGAGATTGAACCCGGAATGTGGGTGGAGCGCTGTGACCATCTCGGGCTTGATCCCTTTGGCACGCTGCGCTGCGTCGTGGAGGTCGCTGAGCCCGGCCCTTGCCGCTGTGGGCACTACGGCCCCGGCCTGATCCTCCAAGGCGTTTGCTATCGAGGGGAAGCGTACCCGGGTAGTTGCGAGGCCCACTGGCGCCCGGTCTATCGGCCCAAGGCCGACTTCATCGAGTCCCTGAAGGCTCCCCCGATCCAAGCCCCGCCCGTTCGTATCTCCGAGGACGCCTGACATGGCGCCCTCAACCCAACACGCCGCTGACCCTAACGAGCCCTCGGTTTGTGTCGCGCGTGTGCCCCTGCTGGCCATCCTCCCCGGTCAGCGGGGGCAGTCCTTTACCGAAGTACCGCGCAGCCGCCCTGAACAGCGCCTGCGCCGTAGCGTCCTCCTTCGCCAGGAGCCCAGCCGCCAAGCAACGGCTCCCTGCGATCCATCCAGCTTCGTCCAGTCCGATCCTGATCTCCATCACCGTTCCTCCGACTTGCGAGGCCATTGATGGACGGGATGACCATGGAAATCCGGGACTACGTTGGGGAAAAGTTCCCCCTCTACCCATACGACAAGCGCACCCGCGACGCGCTGACGGCCTATTGCGCACGCCGCTGGCCGACCGCTCGCAGGACTTCGATCGCCAAGGAATGGGACCTGAGCGCCGATGAGGCTCGCTCGGTCGTGGACGGCAAAGCGTCCTGGCAGACCTGGGACAAGATCATCTTCCACAAGCGAGGCCGCTGGGCCGTGTTGTTCCCCGTCTTCGGGGCGCTGCTCGATCAGACTGCCGAGCAACACATCATCGAGCTTAGGCAGTCACATGAACGGAAAGCTGCGCGCCTCGCTGCGCTTACTGGCGATTTTTGGCCTGTACATCGTCCTGAGCCTAGCGATCCCCCTGGCGTGGGTGTTCGACAAGCTGAGCGGCGGATCACTAACGGTCGCTGAGAAGGCCAAAGCCAAGCTGGCTGAGCTGAGGGGGGCGAAGTGATGGCCTCCCGGAGCCAGCCCAGCGGCGCGCCCGAGAGCGCTGCCCCCGAGATCATCTTCGTTGATGGAAGCCCCGGCTTCGGCCCGTGCGCTGGTTGCGGACAACCCGAAGAGCTTCGCATGGGCTACTGCTTCGATTGCGCCATGGCGGGAGAAGAGCGGGCCGCACGGCGCTCTGTCCTGCAACACCTGCGCTGCGGGTTCGGGCGGATTCTTCTGGGCAATTTCAGCTTCGCCACGCGCATGGACTTCGTGTGGGCGTGGGAGCGGCTGACCAAGACCGGGGACTACGCCCCCGGTGGCGAGTTCGACAGTCAGTATTTCAACCCACGCCAGCCGGTGGACGTGCTGATCCAGGACGCCGCTGAACGCCAGCCAAGTCCCCGGGAGGAATCATGAACGTCCGCGCAGGATTCGAACGTCTTTACGAGACCCTAGTAGGTTCCTCCCAGAGCCATCCTTGCGCCGACGCCCAAGAGCGCAGGCACGAAGCTCTGAGGGCCGTGGAAGACGCCGCCCAACGGGGTGACGACAGAGACTATGGCCGCGCCCTCATGGAGCTACGCCAAGCCACGTCAGATGCGCTCGCCGCTTCTCTCCGCGAGCAACACCCAACACAAGCCGGAGGTTCCCGATGAGCAGCTACATCGACAGCCCCTTCAACGAGTCCAACGTCTGCTGGCGGGACTTCACTTGGCAGCGCCTTGTCTGGTTCTACGGTTACGACCGCGCCCACCAGATCGACAAGGGCAACGACCCCGACACTCAAGCCGACCTTGCCCGCTGGTCCGCACTTGGACGGAGGGCGGCGGCATGAGCGAGGGGGACATCTGGACGCCGGCAGACATCGCCGAACTGACCCGCCGATGGGACGACGGCGAAAGCGCCGGGGTGATCGCTCAGACCTTCGGACGCTCTCGCTCCGCCATCTGCGGCCGCGTTCACCGCCTGCGCCTGGCCGGTCACGTCTTCCAGCGCAAACCCACGATGCAGCCGGTCATCAAGACGGACGGCCCCAAGATCCGTAGGTCCAAAGAGCGCACCGTCCGAATAGCGGCGCCCGCCTTCCGTGAGGCCCGGTTCCCGCGCCCGACACCCGTTGACACCTCGCACGCCAAGCCCTGGCTCGCGCGCACCTATGGCCAGTGCGCCGCGCCCGTAGGCGGGGAGGGTGCAGACACCCTGTCATGCTGCGCCCCGAGCGGGGAGCACACCTATTGCCGAGCCCATCGGGCCATTTTCCATGTGCGCCCGAGCGAGTCATCAGCCCAACTGCAAAAGCGCGGAGTGTGGCTTGCGGGGCGGGCGGCATGACGCTCTATCCACAGCCGGTGGATAAAACTGTGACTGGCGTCCAATGCGCCACTGACCAGACGGCTCAAATCACGCCAGAGATAATGGCATGAGCTTACCCCACGCCACCGAAGTTGTCGCCGCCGCGCTCGATAAGCTGCCCGTGCAGACGCATGGTAGTTTCCTGCGCGAAATCCTGGCCGTTACCGCCGCCGGTCTTGTGGTCATCGAGGACCCCGAGAAGGCCGCTGAGGCTTGCTACCGAACGGGCGACGCCGTTGTTGCGAGGCATGTATGAGCGTCGCAGAAATCCACCCCGCCAACCCGACGCCGCTCGCCAATGTTGACGCTGAACTTAGCGTGCTGGGTTGCCTGCTTTACGAAAACAGCCTCGCCCCCAAGCTGGCTGACCTTCACCCCGACCACTTCTATGACGCGATGCTTCAGGAGTGTTACCAGGCCGCGCTGGATCTGATCGAGCGGGGCGACAACGCCAACCCGGTCAGCGTGGTGGAAGCGATTGGCGGCGACCGCGTTATGCTGCGCCCGCTCTCCGAGGCCGTGGCCGATGCGTCCCCGATGGGCGCCCGCACCGACGCCGACATCATCATCAACGCCGCGCGCCTGCGCCATGCCGTGGGCATCGCCGATGAGGTCCGCAACAACGCAAGGGCAGGGGCCGACGCCTTCAAGCTGATTGCCGAGGCTGAGCGCCAGTTCTCCCGCATGGTGCAGGAAGCAGCGCCGGCAAGCGTCAACCTGATCGACGCCCGCTCATCCGCTCACGCCAGCCTAGACGAGATCGACAAGGAAGCCATCGAGGGCAGGGCCAAGGGCACCATGACCGGCCTGCGCTGCTTTGATCGCCGGATGCGTGGATTGCGCCCTGGGTGGCTGATTGTGGTCGCTGGGCGTCCGAGTATGGGCAAGACCGCCCTAGCCCGCGCTGCTGCCCTGGGAGCCGCCCAGCGCACCAGCGGTCAGGTGGTGTTCTTCGCGCTGGAGATGGCTCGCCGGGAGTTGGACGAGCGGACCCTTTCGCAACTGTCCCATCAGGACGGCGACGGCATCGCCTACAAGGACATGAACGGTGACACGCTCCAGGTTGCCGAGCGCGCCCGCCTGCGTGACCTCGCCCGCCAGGTCCCTACCAACCTGATCATTGACGACAGTCCCATCCTCTCCGTCGATTACGTCCGTCGCCGGGTGCTGGCGCTGAAGCAGCGTGCGCCGGTCGCGGCAGTGTTCATCGACTATCTCCAGATCATGGACCGGCCAGACGGCAAGGGCCGCAACGACGCTTCCATCATCGGGGAGATGACCAAGGGCCTGAAGCAGCTCGCCCGCGAGGCTCAGACCTGTGTCGTTCTGCTGAGCCAGATCAACCGCGGCGTTGAGAGCCGGGACGACAAGCGCCCGCAGCTTTCCGACCTACGAGAATCCGGCGCCATCGAACAGGACGCCAACGCGGTGCTGTTTCCCTATCGCGAGGTCTACTACCTCGACCGCGCCGAGCCCACCGAGGCCAGCAAGCGCGCAGCCTGGGAGCAGAAGTGCGGCGAGATGCACCGCCGCATGGACGTGATCGCCGCCAAGGTCCGTCAGGGCGCTGTCGGGACGGATCACCAGGTCTACTACGCCGAGTTCGACCACATCGAGGATGCGGTGGAGGAGCGCCGATGAGTGGGGTTGCGGCGCTGATTGCCGATATGGTCCGTCAGGGCGTTGATCCTGACCTGATCGGCCGGACGGCTGCGGCCTTCGCCGAGCGCGCGGCTGACGCTCAGGCTGACCGTCGCCGGGCCAAGGATCGTGAGCGCAAGGCCCTGAAGGCTGCGGAAATTCTGCGGAATTCCGCGGAATCTGCGGAAAGTGCGGAACAGCAAAGAAAGTCTCCCGAACCCTCTAAGAAAATATCCCCTATCCCCCCCCTAAAGGGGGGTACTTTCCCCACAGAATTGGTGGAGCCCCAGCCCGAAAAGCCAAAAGCTGAGCGAGCCAAGCCGCTGAGTGCCTGGGTTTCGGAGATCTGGGAAATAACCCCGAGGCCAGGCCGCGAGCGTTCGGGCCGGCCGTCGCTGGAAACCGCCCTCAAGGCCGCGATCCGCCGAGGTGCGGACCCCGCCACGGTCAAGGCCGGAACCGCTGGGTACTACGCCAGCCCCGACGCGACCAAGAACCAGGGCCAGTACGCCCAGGGCGTCCACACCGTGATCAGTTCCGGCCGCTGGGAGACGTTCGCCGACAGCGAGCCCGAGCCGCCTCCCGACGATGATCCGTGGCGCCGGCGGCTGCTGAACTGGCGAGCCAACCAGTACTGGAACTCCGAGTGGGGACCGAAGCCCGGCAAGCCCGGCTATCAGGGACCGCAGACCGAAAGCCTCGCCGCATGACCCGCAAAGCCAAAGCCCGCCGCGACCCCGAAGCCGAGCGCCTCGCCAAGTTGGCTAACGACCTGATCGCCGTGAATATCCCCGCAGACGCGGCTTACCTACCCCGACAGCAGGACATCGAGACAACTAGGCAGGGCGAGAAGCGGGACGGGCGAAAGGTCGAGACAGACCAGGCCCGCCGCCTTGACGCCTTCTCAGCGCTCAAGGAGGGGATGGCCCAGGGTTGCTACGACGCGGCGCGCAGGTTCGAGCGAGATCTGCTCACCCGCCTCGGCCTGACGGACCGAGGGCCAGTCATCGAGCGCGTAGACTGCGCCAGGGGCCGAACGGACGCCATGATCCTCGCCGGCCTTCGGGTGGATGAGATCGCCGATCGCCTGCCCACGCGGGACTTCTGGCTTCTGACGGAGCTGATCGCCCCGCCAATCGACCGGGGCACATGGCGCGACCACGTCTGGTACATCACCGGAGAAACCCACGCCCACGCACAGGGTGCCGCTGTCAGGGCCGTGACGGTGAACCTGCGGGACGCCTATGCGGCTATCGAGCGGAGAGCGGCGGCGTGAGCCTCGCGCGCGCACCAAATCTTGTGCCGCAAAAAAGTTCCGATACCCTATTGTGTGTGGCCACGCTTGTGGTATGTAGATCGTAACGGGCGCTTTGCGCCTGACGATTGCCCCGGCTCGGTCACTGGCAACACACCCGATGGGTTGAGGTGAGGCGCAAGTAGCCTCAAGCGGTTGGCAGCAGCCCGCGCTCAAGCAGCCATAGAGCCCCCGGACAGCTACGGCCCTCCGGGGGTTTCGCCATTCCAGTTTTCACGGCCCATCCGATGGCTCGCATGACCGAAAATTGGTTGCCCGTTGTCGGCCTGGAGCAAACCTACGAGGTGAGCGACCTCGGGCGCGTTAGAAGCAAGCCGCGAACCGTAAACAAGGGCGGCCACAAGCGCCGGGACGGGACATCGGTTACCGGCGTGATGGGCGGCTCGCTACTAAAGCCGCACCTCAGCGCCAGAGGGTACTGGGCCGTTTATTTGACCACACCCAAGGGTCAGCGACAGCGCGCGATCCACGTGATGGTGTGCCAAGCGTTCGTCGGCCCTCAGCCAGAAAACGCGGTGTGTCGTCACCTGAACGACAACCGGGACGAAAACCAGCACAGCAACCTCGCATGGGGCACTCGCTCGGAAAACGCGCAGGACGCCATCAGGAATGGGCGGATGCCGTGCCGAGAGCGCCACGGTCGCGCAAAGCTTACCTCTGAATCGGTGGCCGCCATCGTACGGGCGTGGAAAGAGGGCGCCCGCCCTATCGACCTGGCCGCCATATACGGCGTCTCCGACAGCCACATTGGAAATCTGGTTCGCGGCAAGCGCTGGAAGCCAGAGCTGAATCCAATCTAGCACAAGCGGGACCCGCTCCCGCCTAACCCTTCGCGCGCACCGACTACCTTCAAAGCAAGCGCCAGACGCATTTAGCCAAAAGAGCGGATAGCGCGCGATCCCCTACAGTGAGACTTGCCGATGACGGTCCACGGACTGTTGCAGAAGTCTCGCCTCGACGCTGAGAGACTACCCTACAGAATCCGCCCCGAATTACACGGCTGGCGGATAGTTCGACACTTCCGAGCAGGAAAGGTCGATCAAGGGCTGTTTGATAATTTGGATGACGCTGAAGACTTCCTGGTTGGGAAGCTAAGCCGTTGTTTAGTTGAATAGTTCATCACGCGTTTGACATCGTGGCGCTCCGAGAAGCGCCAACACCATCCGCCTAGCGCTTCTTCAGACGAGATCCATAGGCTGCGCGCTCGACAACTAGCCTCTCCTTGGCCCGCTCGATGCCCTTCAGGCCCTCGCTAAGCCTGAACTGCAAAGCCGGGTCGCGCCTAAGGTCGGTCACGCCCTCTCGGATCAGGGTCCGCAACGCCTCGGCAAGCGACCTAAGACCGCGCAGGGCTCGGAAAGCCTCTAGCAGCGCTTTGTCTTCGTCGGTCAGATCGAAAATCATCCTGCTCATGGCGGGAAGTATATCACGCGATATCGGTTGATATCAATGAGGCCACATGACCGGACGGCCTAGCGACTTCACACCTGAGACCGCCAACGACATCTGCGAGCGGCTGGCGGAAGGCGAGAGCCTGCGGACCATCTGCGCTGACGAACACATGCCGTCGAGGCCGACCGTTCGTCGCTGGTTGTCGCAACACGAAGACTTCCGTTCCCAATACGCGCACGCGAGAGAAGAACAGGCGGACGTTTACGCTGAGCGTATCGTTGACGAAGCCGAGGCGGCGACCGACGCGAGCCTTGGCCGCCTGAAGATGGACGCTCTGAAGTGGGCGGCGTCCAAGCTGGCCCCGAAGCGCTACGGCGACAAGCTGGCGCTTGGCGGTGACGAAGACCTAGGCCCGATCCGACACACGGTTGAATGGCTACCAAGCGAGTAGTCATCCCATACGCACCCCGAAGAGCCTTCCTGGGGTTCCACAATCGGCCGCAGCGATGGGCTTGCATCGTCGCTCACCGAAGGGCCGGCAAGACTGTCGCGGCGATCAACGACCTGGCCAAGGGTGCGGCGACCTGTCCACTGCCTGATGGCCGGTTCGCCTACATCGCGCCTTACTACGCCCAGGCTAAGGACGTGGCTTGGGCCTATCTGAAGCGCTACACGGCTCCGTTTCCCGGCGTGAAGACCAACGAGGGCGAGCTTTGGGTTGAGATCCCCAGCGCCGGGGGCTCGGCTCGCATCAGGCTCTACGGCGCTGACAACTACGACCGGATGCGCGGCATCTACCTCGACGGCGTGGTGCTGGACGAGTTCGCCGACCAAGACCCGCGAGCGTGGTCCGAAGTCATCCGCCCGGCTCTGTCTGATCGCAAGGGCTGGGGAACCTTCATCGGGACGCCCAAGGGCAAGAACGCCTTCTGGGAGATCTACGAGCGCGCTGTTGCATCGCCGGACTGGTTCGACCTTCGGCTGAGAGCCAGCGAAACCGGCATCGTCGCTCCCGATGAGCTGCAAGCGCTCCGCGAAGAGATGAGCGAGGATGAGTACGCCCGCGAGATGGAAACCAGCTTTGAAGCGGCCATCGAGGGCGCCTACTACGCCAGGCTGTTGAGTGAGGCCGAGATTGGCCCGCCCAAGCGTATCGGCGTTGTGCCTCACGACCCGATGCTCGAGGTTCACGCGGCCTGGGACTTGGGGATCGGGGATTCAACCGCGATCTGGCTGGCGCAGTTCGTCGGCAAAGAAATCCGGCTGATCGACTACATCGAGAACAACGGCGTCGCGCTCTCCTGGTACGGCCAGGCGCTTCGCGAGCGGCATCACTACACCTACGCCCCGCTGATCCTGCCGCACGACGCGCAGGCCCGCGAACTCGGCACCGGCAAGAGCCGCGTCGAGATGCTTGAGGAAATGAAGTTCAAGACGCGCATCGCCCCGCGCATCGGGCCTGAAGACGGCATCGAGGTTGTGCGGCGCATGTTGCCGCGGACGTGGATCGACGCCGCCAAGTGCGACGTGGGGCTGCGAGCCATCCGCGACTACCGCGAGAAGGTCGATCCCAAGCGCCGCGTCAGCCTTGGCCCGCTCCACGATTGGACGAGCCATGCCGCCGACGCCCTTCGCTACCTGATGACGGCCTACGAAGAACCACGGGCAAAGACCGAGCGGCCTCGCGTCGCTGCAGGCGGATGGATGGGTCGCTGATGAGCCGAACATACGCCGATGCCGTCCGCGTTCACGCGGCCCTGGCGCAACTGATCGAAGCGCACTCCGGGGTCATGTGGTCCCTCGCGCTTGGCCTGCCCGTCCCAAACACGACCGAGGAGATGTGGCTCGCGAACAACGCCAAGACGTACGCGCGGCAAGTGGCGGCGGCTGTGGCTGAGGCCAACTGATGGCCTACGACCTTCCCGACGGCTACGAGGACGAGGCTGAGTTCATCAAGGAGGCGCGCGAGCGGTTCCAAGAGGCTGCGGCCCACGACTTCAAGAACCGCACGGAAGGCCGCGAGGATCTGAAGTTCTTTGCCGGCGAGCAATGGGCCGAGGACGACAAGACCGCCCGCGCCGGCCGACCCTGCCTGACAATCAACACCCTGCCGCAGTTCGTTGCCCAGATCACCGGGGACATGCGGATCAACCGCCCGTCGATTAAGGCCCGCCCGGCTGAAGACGCTGACAAAGACCTGGCCGACGTGCGCGAGGGCCAGATCAGGGCCATCGAGCATCAGTCCAACGCGCTCAAGGTCTACGTGGACACCGGCCAGGATCAGGTCGCGTGCGGCATCGGCAATTTCCGCTGCGTGATCGACTACCTGTCGGATGACGTGTTCGAGCGTGACATCTTCATCCGCCCGATCCCGAACCCCTTTGCGGTCGTCTGGGACCCGCTGATCACCGACGCGACGGGCCGTGACGCCCGCTACTGCTTCGTTGAGGAGATGTGGTCGCGCAAGGAGTTCAAGGCCAAGTACGGCGATGAGGTCGCCAGCGAGCTTTCCGACACGCTGCAATCCAACAACTGGATGACGACCGACAACGTTCGGGTCACCGAGTACTGGATCATCAAGGAGCGCGAGGCGCAGATCGCCCTGCTGCAAGGCGGGGAAATCGAGGAGGTCACACCGAAGAACCGCGCCCAGATCATGGGCCAGGTGCAGCGCAATGGCCGTGGCGAGCCGATGGTCCGCAAGACCCGCCGCAAGTCGGTCTGCATGTACCTGATCTCGGGCGTGAAGATCCTCGAGAAGCCGGTCGAGTACAAGATCGGCCGCATTCCCGTGTTCCGCGTTCCCGGCTGGGAAGTGAACCTCGGTGACGACGCGCCCAAGGTCCGCTTCGGCCTGGTCCGCATGGCCCGCGACCCGGCTCGGCTGAAGAACTATTGGCGCTCGGTGATGGCTGAAAAGCTGGCGCTGTCGCCCCGCCAACAGTGGATCATCCACGAGAGCCAGTCCGGCGATCAGGAGGACTTCCGCGCCGCCGCCAAGTCCGGCGATACGGTGTTGACGTGGACGGGTTCGGTCGAGCCCAAGCGCATGGAGCCGCCGCAGATCGAAGCGGCGCTGATGCAGGAAGCCGCGCTCAACTCGCAGGACATGAAGGACGTCACCGGCCTGCACGATGCGAGCTTGGGCGCGCGTTCCAACGAGACCAGCGGCAAGGCCATTCTCGCCCGTCAGAAGGAAGGCGATGTCGCCTCCTATATCTACCACGACAACCTGAAGGCCGCGATTGCCGAGTGCGGCCGGGTGATCAACGAACTGATCCCCGCCGTCTATGACACCGCCCGCACCATCCGCGTTCTGGGCGCCGACGAGCAACAGAAGGTCATCCGCGTCAACGACCCGGGCGACCCCGACAGCATCGACCTGGCCAAGGGCAAGTACGACATCGTTGTGGAGACCGGCCCGAGCTATTCCACCCGCCGCGTCGAGTCCGCCGAGAGCATGATGCAGTTCGTTCAGGCTGTGCCGGCTGCGGCGCAAGTTGCCGGGGATCTGATCGCCAAGGCGCAGGATTGGCCGCTGGCCGAGGAGATTGGCGACAGGCTCAAGAAGGCCATCCCGCCGCAACTGACCCAGAAGGAAGGCGAGGAGCCACCGCCGCCCGATCCGGCGCAACAAGCCCAAGCCGAGATGCAGCAGCACGCGGCCGAACTGACCCTGAACGAGCAAGCCGCGAAGGTTCAGCTACTCCACGCGCAGGCCAACAAGCTGAACGCCGAAGCCCAAGGCTCAGGCCAACCCGAATTGACCGACCCCGGCATGAACGCGGCGATGCTGCGCAAGGCCAACGCCGAAGCCGACAAGGCCGAAGCGGAAGCGGGCATCGCCTATTTCGAGCTTCAGCAGCTAGTGTCCGACCCGCGCAAGGCCGAGGCCGAGGCCCAGAAGGCGGAAGCCGACGCCGCAGCCGCGCACCTCGCCAACGTCTCCACGGTCATGGACCTCCACGCCAAGCCGACCGAGACGGCGCTGAACCACGCCCAACAAGCCAAGGCGCTCAAAGAGCCGCCGAAGACACCCGGAAAGCCCAAGGGCTGACCAATTCGCGCAGGGGTTCCGCTCGCCCCTGATCACCGCGCCTAGAGCCTCGCGAAAGCGCACATGACCGAAGAGACCCAAGCCACGGTGGAAACCGATGGCAACGACACCGCTGCTGTCCTGGCTCAGGCCAATGGCGAGAAGACCTATCTCGGTGAACCCGCAGGCGATGAGCCCCCGGAGACAGCCGAAGACCCCGGCGACGATGCAGCCGCCGCGACGGACGAGACCCCGGCCCCAGCGCCGAAGGTCAAGAAATCCGCGCAAGAACGCATCGACGAGCTGACGGCGGCAAGGCGTGAAGCCGAGCGTGAAGCCGAGTACTGGCGCTCCCGGGCGACGCAGGCTCCGCAGACCGCTCCTCAAGCCCAGACCGGCGACGGCAAGCCCGACCCCGCCGACTTCACGGACGGAGCCTACGACCCCGCCTACATCGACGCCATGACCGACTGGAAAGCCGAACAGGCCGTTGAGAAGCGCTTCTCCCAACGAGAGGCGCAAAGCCGGGTTCAATCCGCCGTCGAAGCCTTCGACGCCAAGGTTGCGGCGGAATATCCCGACGGCGAACCCGCCGGCATCACCGCGCTTCGGCGCGCACCCGTGCTTCCCCAGACCATCGTGGATCTGGTGACGACATCCGAGGTCGGCCCGAAGCTGGCCGAACACCTCGGAGACAATCCCCGCGATCTCGCCCGCCTCTCGGCCCTCGCGCCGCACCTCCAAGGCCGCGAACTCGCGAAACTCGAACAGAAGCTGGCGGGTCCGCTCGCCATTCCCCCCAAAACCGCCACCGATGCTCCAGAGCCCGCCCCGACCCTCAGAGGGAACGGCGGCCGGTTCAAGGTTGCCCCCGACACGCAGGATTTTGCGGCGTTCGAGGCGCAATACAAGCTCGGCGGCTAGTGGCCTGACGGCCAGAAAGCCTCACTCCAATGTCTAACAGTTTCGCTACTCCGAAGGTCTACGCCAACGTTGGCCTGGCCCTTCTGAAGAACGAACTTGTCATGGCCAAGCTGTGCGACAGCGAAGCCGTCAACAAGGAATTCGTCCCCGGCGTCGGCGTCACCGTCTACGTCAAGAAGCCCCCCGAGTTCGCGATCCGCGACGGCGCGGTTGCGTCCTCGCAAGACGTGATCGAGGGCGAAGTCGCCGTCACCTGCGACAAGCAGAAGGGCGTTGATGTCCAGTTCACCGGCTACGAAGCCACGACCAACGTTGACCAGCTTCTGAAGTCGAATGTGATCAAGGGCGCCATGGCCCAAATCGCCTCGCAGATCGACGGTGATCTGATCGCCAACGTGAAGTACTTCCACAACGCGGTCGGCACCTACGGCAACACCATCTCCACCGTCGCCGGCTTCTTCGCCGGCCCGCAGCGGCTGGACGAAGGGGCCGTGCCGATGTCGGACCGCAACGCGATCCTGATGCCGGCCGACGGCTACGCGCTGGCCAGCACCTTCACGGGCCTTGCGGCTCTTGCGGGTGACACGGCGGTCTCTGCCCTGCAGAAGGCGAAGATCCCGATGCTGGGCAACACGCAGCCCTACATCACCCAGACCGTCCCGGCTCTCACGACCGGAACGCGGGTGACGGCTTCCGGCACCTCGATCAGCGGCGCGAACCAGAACTCCACCTACGCCAGCACGCGCACGACCGGCACCCAAACCCTGACCCTGACCACGGGCAGCGGCAAGACCGTGAAGGCCGGCGAGAAGTTCACCATCGCCAACGTGTGGGCGGTCAACCCGCGCACCAAGGCGAAGATGAGCTACCTGAAGCAGTTCACCGTGACGGCCGACGCTACGGCGGTCAGCACGGCGCTGTCGGTGACCATCTCGCCTCCGATCATCACCTCGGGCGCATACCAGAACGTGGATCTGACCGGCGGCACCTCGACCACGGCGCCGGACGACAGCGCCGCTGTGGTGTGGTTCGGGGCTCTCTCCACCTCGTACAACCTGAACGCCGCGTTCCACAAGTCGGCCATCAAGCTGGTGAACGTCACGCCGCCGCGCCCCTACAGCGGGGAAAGCGACTACGCCACCGACCCGGCCACCGGCATCAGCGTTCGCTACTGGCGCTACTCGGACGGCACCAACGACCTGCATAACCATCGTTGGGATGTCTACTACGGCACCAAGAACGTGGACCCCCGCCTCGGCACCGTCCTGTTCGGCGCCTAACCCTCCCCCAAAACTGGCCGGGCTCTAACGGGCTCGGCCACCTCTTTTCCGAAGGTTAAATCCCATGGCAGTCCAATACATCGGGGACAACCCGATCAACGGCGGCATCTCGATCGGTCAAGCCGCGACCAGCCTTGTCAGCCTCTACGGGGCCACTCCCGTGGCTCAGCGCGCCTCGGCCATCCAGGCCAGTTCGCTGACCTCGGCCTCCTCGTACATGAGCATCGCGTCGAACGTCGCCGCGCTCCTGCACGAAATCACCCTGACCCTGAACGGTCTGGGCATCTGGAAGGGCGCGGCCTAACCCGTGCCGTCCGTCCTCCACGTCGGTTGCGGTGAAGAGCCGCTTCCGGCGTGGCTGGCCGACTACACAGAGGTTCGGCTGGACATTGAGCCCGCCTGCAACCCCGATATCGTCGCCAGCATCACCGACCTGGGCGAGATTGGCCCGTTCGATCTCGTGTTCTCCAGCCACTGCCTTGAACACCTCGCCCCGCATGACGTGGGCGTGGCGCTCAGCGAGTTCCGCCGGGTGTTGAAGGCGGGCGGCGGCGTTGTGGTCTTCGTCCCCGACCTTGAGGACGTGAAGCCAACCGAGGACGTGGTTTACACCGCGCCCTGCGGGCCAATCACCGGCCTTGATATGTACTACGGCCTGCGCAGCGCGCTCTTGGAGCGCCCGTACATGGCCCACAAGACCGGCTTTGTCCGCGAGACCCTTCAGGCCGCGATGGATGCCGCGGGCTTTGCGGAAACCTCGGTCAGACGGATTGACTGCTTCAACCTGATGGGCGCGGCTCGCAAATGACGGAGCCGCTCCGCGTCGTCTTCTGCACCCCGACAATCACCCGGCCCCTGCAACCCTTCCTCGACGCGATGGAAGCCGCCGTTCCGCTGCTGGACGCGGCCGGATATCACCATCAGATCGTCTTTGAGGTCGGCTGTCCGTACATCAGCTCGGCCCGCGCCACGATGCTCCGCAAGGCGCTTGACGCCAAGGCCGATGTGGTCGTGTTCCTCGATCACGACATCTCCTTTGACCCCCAAGACCTCCTCAAGCTGATCCAGACCGAGGGCGATGTTGTCGCCGGGTTCTACCGCTTCAAGACCGAGGCGGAGGAGTACATGGGCGGGCTCGAAACCCTGCCTGATGGACGGCCCATCGGGCGGGATGATGGGTGCATCAAGGCGATCCGGGTTCCTGCGGGCTTCCTGAAGGTCACCTCGGCGGCGGTTGACCGCTTCATCAAAGCCTATCCGCACCTGACGTTCGGCCCGGCCTATAGCCCCTCGGTGGACCTCTTCAACCACGGCGCGTTCGAGGGCGCCTGGTACGGCGAGGACTACGCCTTCAGCCGCAACTGGCTCGCGCTTGGCGGGGACATCTGGGTGATCCCGGATCTGAACCTGACGCACCACTCGGCTGAGCAAGCCTACCCCGGAAACTATCACCAATTCCTCATGCGCCAGCCCGGCGGCGTGAATGACCCAGCGAGGGCGCCATGAAGACGATGCGCCAGATGGAAACGCGGGCCGCGCGCCTCGCCACGATCCACGGCGGGGCAGGGATGCGGACGCTTCCGGCGGAGATGTCGGCCGATCTGCTGGAAGCCCACAAGGCCATGTACAGCGGCTTTATCGGCAACGGCATGTTCGGGCCGATCACCGACGTTCTGGCGGATGACGACTACGAAGCCGGCGAGAACGAGCGCGTCATCAACGGCACGGACGGTGACATTGAGATCACCCTTCCGCTGACGATCACCGAATGCGGCGTGGATCGAACCCCCGAAGACCGCGCCTTCGTCATCATCGCCGGGACTGATCCGGCCTTCTACATCTACGACGCCGATCAGGCCGATTGGATCGCAATTGGCGACCTGACGCTGGACAGCCTCGCGCCGCTCTCGGGCCGGTTTGAGACGGGCCTGGCCGCGCTCTTGGCGGTCCACATCCTCAGTGAGTACGGGTTCGAGCCCTCCGCGATCCTGGCCGACATGGCGCGCACGGCTCATGGCGTCATGCGGCTGAAGAAGCCCCGGCTGGTCACCGCTCCGACCGCCCTCCTGCGCGGCGTTGGCCGCTTCGGCACCCTCTAAATCACGTCCTGAAGGACCCCTCCAATGGCCTCCAACCTCAAACTCGCCACGGCGACGCGCAACGCCATGCTCGACGCCATAACCTCGGCTGTCGGCTCCAACGGCCTGCTGCGGATCTACTCGGGCACCCAGCCTGCCGGTCCCGGAACCGCGATCACCACGCAAACCCTGCTGGCTGAGCTTGCCTGTAGCGCCACCTTCGCGGCGGCTGCATCTGCGGGTGTCCTGACGGCCAGCGCCATCTCTTCGGACTCCTCGGCCAACGCCTCGGGCACGGCCACATGGTATCGGCTCTGCACCTCGGGCGGAACCGGGGTCGTGGATGGCACGGTTGGAACCACGTCCTCGGATCTGGTCCTCAACACCGCCTCCATCGTCTCGGGCGGCCCCGTGGCTGTGACCTCCTTCACCTACACCGCGCCCGGCGGCTAATGACGCGCAGCGTCACCGCGCATGGCCGGTCTGGGCGAACTGTCACCGCCAGCGCCTCGCGCACCGCAACGACGGTTTCGGTAAGCGGCGGAGGCTCGGGAAAGACCGTGCACGGACGCCCTCGACGCATCAGCATCGCCGGCATCGGCGCCTCGATCCTGATCCTGGCGTCCGGCTCTCATGCGTCGTCCAGCCCGCCGGTTGTCGATCCGGTGTCGGGCGCGGGCGCGGCTACGCTGTCGATGTCTGGGGCGGGGCAGGGGGCCTTTGTCCAGGCCGTCACCGGAACCGCTGCGGGAACCATCGACGCGCTGGCCGGAACCGCTGCGGGCGATGTGCTTGCGCCTGTGACCGGAACGGGTGCGGGAACGCTCGGCATCTTCTCCAACACCGGCATCGGATCTGGAAACTACCCGACCGGCACGGCTGACGCGACCCTGGTGCTTGATGCAGCGGGCGTGGGCCAGCACATCGCACCTATCGTGGGCGCGGGAGCCTCGACGCTGGCCATTACCGGCGTGGGCGCGGGGCGGGCGGATCAACTGGTAGCGGGAGCCGCCACGGGCCTCTTCGCGCTCACCGCCGCGGCCTCGGGCACGGCTTCGGGCGGTGCGTCCGATCCGGTTCCGGCATCTGTCTCAAGCCCGGTCGTCGGGACCGACCTGACGGCGGTTTGGAACCTGCAATTCAGCGGCACGGGACCGCGCACCGCAGCCTCCAACGGAACCTGGCCAGGCCACATCGACGCCTATCTGACCGGCAAGAGCGTTGCGCCGGGCAACGACGGCGCGCTTTTCATCGACGCCGGCACCACCACCATCAACATCGCCAACTACGCCTTCACCGCCGCGCCGCAGCTCCACCTCTACGGCTCCACGTCCTCCCCGTGCGCCGTGAACTTCACCGACTGCATCGTGCCTGCCGATGGGGTGACGCTGCCCACCGACATCAACGGCGGCATCAACCTCACGACGGGCATCCTCGCGTCCACCTTCTCCTATTGCGACCTGAACCTCTCGACGTTCTACCAAGGAACCGGCGACCTTTCGTGGAAGCATTGCCGGTTCCGCAACCAAGTCCAGGGCTTGGGCGACAGCGGGCTCCCGTCGACAACGGGCGTGGCCAATCTCCTCTACGAGGACTGCTACATCACGGGGGGCGGCTGTAATCCGCCGCACCTCTCCCACGTCGAACTCACCTTGATGCAGCGGCCCAACGGCTTCTTCACCGTGCGTCGGTGCTTGATCAACGTCAGCGTGGATGGACAGACCCTCACGCCCGCTTGGGGCTCCGGGTGGACGGCCTTCTTCAACGTCGGCAACCTTCCGGTCGAGTTCATTGACTGCATCATGATCGGAGCCCCGGCGGTCAACGCCAACCCGGCCAATCCCAATGTCATCGGGGCGCTCATCTCCTACGGCACGGGGGCCAACGTCACCATCACCAACTGCGTGATGGAGCCGGGCTTCTTCGGCTACACGCACAACGGAAGCGGCACGGCCAACCGCCCGATTGACGGCGGCGGCAACCGCTCGTTCGCGAACGTCGCCCTTACCGCTGCGGACTTCGGGTGATGGGCGTTCCGCAGCGCGTACCCGTTCCGATTGTCGGCGGCTCGGCGGGCATCCAGCACGACGCGCAACAGTCCGAGCGCACCGTCAACATGGTGGTGGTCACCAGCGATGGGGCGGCGAAATCCACCTATGCCCTGAAGGCGCTCCCCGGCTCGTTCCGCTGGGCGGACCTGACCCTGATCATCACCGGCAATCCCCAAATCCGGGGGATGCACATGATGGCCGGGCGGCTGTTCGCGGTCGTCGCGGAGAAGATCGCCGAAGTCGTCTACGACGCGACCCTGAACGCCTTCAGTACGCTTACCGAGTACGCCACGCTCTCGACCTTTTCCGGCCGGGTCTGCATCAGCGACAACAGCAACAAGCTGGTGATCGGAGACGGGACCGGGTTCTACGTCCTGGACCTCGATACGCGCGCCCTGACCCAGGTCCTGAACGAAGACACCGACATTATCCGGGGAACGTTCTCCGAGTACATAGACGGATATACACTATACTTCCAAAGGGATAGCGGGCGCTACTACTATTCCGAACTGAACGACCCGACGACGGTTCGCGGCCTCAACTACATGACCGCCGAGGGCTCGCCGGACAACACGGTGGCGGCGCTGGTCGTCAACCGTGAAGTGATCATCTTCGGCACCGACAGCATCGAGTTTCACTTCAACTCGGGCGGCGCGGACAACGCGTTCGAGCGCATCTCGGGCGGCTACATCTCGCACGGCTGCGCCGCCCGCTGGAGCGTCCGCAAGTTCGACAACAGCGCCGTGTTCCTGGGGCGGAATGAGGACGGCCAAGGGGTTGTCTGGCGGCTTGGTGCTGCGGGTGCTGCGCCCACGCGCATCTCCAACGCCCACGTCGAGCGGCACATCCAGAAGGTGCTGTTCGCGGCGATTGAGCGGCGCGACCTGACCGAGCAAATCACGTCGCTCAGCTACCAGAACGCGGACGGCTACTTCTACCACCTGAACCTCCCAGCGGTCCCGGCGACCAACAACAGCCCCGCCCAGCCGTCCATGACGTGGGTCTATAACGCTGCTGTTCCTCCCGCTCTGGCGTGGACCGAGGCGGGCTTCATGAACCCCGCGACCGGCCTGCACGAGCGGGCGCTTGCGGACCATCACGTCGTCTACAGGGGCCGAGACTACACCGGCGCCTACGACCACGCGCACATTTACGAACTCTCGGACCACTACTACCGCGAGAACACGGTCCCGCTGGTCAAGTGGCGCGAGACGGGTGGCCCCATGTCGTTCGAGGGTCGCGGGTTCGCCCTCAACCGGCTGGAGATCATGGGCAACCACGGCGCGGGCCGTGATGGCGGTGGGCCGGGCTCAGATCCTCAGGTCATGGTGCAATTCTGCTGGGACGGCGTGTGGAGCGATCCGGTTCCGCGCCCGTGGGGCAAGATCGGGGAGCGCAACGCCAAGGCGGTGTGGGACCGCTGCGGCTGGGGTCATGACCTGATCATCCGGGTTATCTGCTCCGAGCCCATCGCGTTCACGATCACCAACGCATGGGCCGACGTGACGGTGGGCCGCTAGCGTGGCCGTCAAGTTCCCGCGCGAAGCCTTCGCGGCGATCCTCGGCGGCAATCAGGTCGCGCTCAACTGGCTGGCTAGCCTGGACGGCCTGCTGTCGGCTGGGGCCACGCCGGTTGACGCCACGGACCTGACGGCGCTGGAGGCTGCGATTGCTGCGGCGCAGGCCGACGCGACCGCCGCCGCTGTCGCTGCTGCTGCGGCCCAGGTCGCGGCCGACGACGCCCCGCTTCTGGTCCCCACCTACAACCTCAACCCCGCCGAAGTCCTCGCGATCACCGACGACGCGCTGAAGGTTCCTAGCGGGGATTGGTTCTTCCTCCCGTCCGGCGACCGCCTGTTGATGCCATGAGGGCCTGATGCCTAAACTTGCAGACCTCTCCGCAGCGGGCAGCGTCACCGACGCCACCCTGTTTTATACGGAGAACGGCGGATCGCCTGAGAAGACGACGGCGGCGCAAACGGCGGCGCATGTGATTGCGTCAGACGCAGAACTTTCGGCCATTGCCGGCCTCACCTCGGCTGCGAACAAAATCCCATACTTCACCGGCTCGGCAGCGGCGGCGCTATTGACCCGCGACACAGACGGAACGCTCGCCGCCAACAGCGACACCTCCCTAGCCACTCAGAAGGCGGTCAAGACCTACGTTGACGCCGCTGTCGCCGCCGCGACCGGCACATACACCGACGAAAAGGCGCAAGACGCCGTGGGCGCCATGCTCACGGATTCCACCACCATCGACGTGACCTACAACGACGCGGGCAACGCCGAGACGCTGGACGTTATCCAGACTGCACTCAAGCCGACCGAGTGCATCATCATCGCGGTTGGCGATGAGACGACGGCCATTACGACCGGAACGGCCAAGGTCACCTGGCGGATGCCCTACGCCTTCACGGTGACGGCGGTTCGCTCCAGCCTGACGACAGTTTCAAGCTCTGGCCTGCCCACGGTGGACATCAATGAGAGCGGAACCACGATCCTCTCCACCAAGCTGACGATTGACGCCTCGGAGTTCACGTCAACCACGGCGGCCACGGCGGCGGTGATCTCCGATAGCTCGCTGGCCGATGACGCCGAAATGACCATCGACATCGACACAGCCGGGACCGGAGCGAAGGGGCTCAAGGTCTACCTGATCGGGCACCGCACTTGAGCGGGTTTATTCAGTCGGGGCGGTTCGGCTCCGGCTCTGGCGGGGCGGCGGTCGTTGACGAGGCGGACGGCGTTGTCACCCAACTCCAGCGGACCACGACCCAGAGCATCAACACCGGGACATTCACCGTGGTCCCGTGGAGTTCGGCTATCGTGGACAGCCTCGGGGCGTTTTCCGGGGGCTCTCCGACGATTGTCACCGTTCCCAGCGGGAAGACCGGCGTCGAGGTCACCTTTCACACCGGCTGGGCGGACAACAGCACCAACAGCCGCGCCACGCGCCTCTACATCAACTCCACGGTCGTTGATGCCAACTACGCGAAGGCGCTGGACCGCTCTGCAACAGTCTTCACGACGCGGCGACACACGGTCGCGCCAGGCGACACTCTGAAGGTTGAGGTGTTTCAGGACACTGGCGGCGCCCTCAACCTCTTCGACAGTCTGGACGGGTTCACGCCAACCATCGAATTCAAGTGGTTTGCTTAGATGACCTCTTTCACCGTCGTCCAGCGCACCAGCACTCAAAGCATCTCCAACGGCGCGTTCGTGGCGGTGTCGTGGAGTTCGGCGCTCACTGACCCTCTGGGCGCGTTTTCTGGGGGTTCTCCAACCATCGTCACCGTCCCAAGCGGAATTACCGGCGTAGAGGCGCTGATCTATACGGCGTGGGCCGGCGGCAGCGGCGAGCGGGCCGTGCGTCTCCTGAAGAACGGCACCGTCATCGACGCCAACTATCCGATGAAGTCGGACACCGGCCAATCCCCGTCGCACAGCTGCACGCGCCGCTTTGCCGTCACCTCGGGGGATACGCTCAGTTGGGAGGTGTTCCAGACATCGGGGGCGGCGCTGTTCTTCTACAGCTCCGTGACGGGCCACACGCCTTACGCCCAATTCAAGTGGATCGCCTGATGTCCCTGACCATCCTGCAGCGGACCTCGACGCTATCCACCACGAGCACCTTCACGGCAGTCCCCTGGAGTTCGGCCATCACCGATCCTGCCGCAGCCTGGTCGGCGGGCTCTCCGACGATTGTCACCACCCCGTCAACCGCAACAAAGGTCGATGCGCTGATCCATCTGGCGTGGGCGTCGGGAACATCCAACACCGATCGGATGTCGCGCCTGCTGATCAATGGGACGGTCGTGGAGCAGCACTCGTACAAGGCGCTGGACCGGGCGCCTGGCCATCACATGACCCGCCGCTATTCGGTTTCCCCGGGCGACACGCTTTCCGTTGAGGTCGCGCAGAGCGACTCGACGCTGGACTTCTACGACGCTGCGGACGGCATGACGCCCTATGTGCAATTCAGGTGGTGGACCTAAGCATGGATGCACGCGCGGGAAGTTTCGCCAAATGGCAGGCGGCGAGGGCTCGGGGAGCCACCGCCCCGGCGCGGCTGGCGGTCATCGGTGACAGCAACGTTGTCGGCGCCGGCAGCGGGGCCACTGGCGCCGAGAAGTTGGGCGGGGCTTGGTCCACCAGCCTCACCGCAAGGTTTGCCGCGCTGACCGGGTATCGGGCGGATCACCTGTTCGGAGACCAGAACCTGCTGGCCGCCAACAGCCTGCCGACCTATGACACCTATGACGCCCGCCTGACCCTCGGGAGCGGCTGGGCGCCCGACAACAACGTCTCGATCATCCCCGGCGGGCGGTTCTTCAGGGCCGTCGCGGGGTCGGCGGGGAAACTGCGGTTCACGCCCGGCGCGACCGACATCACCAAGTTCCGGGTCTACTATCCGACATCCTCGGGCCTTGCGACCGCCCTGACCGTCTCGATTGACGGAACCCTGGTGGACACCCTCAGCCAGGTCGGGAGCATCGCTTACGTCTACCGCGACTACACGGTTGCGGCGGGCAGTTCGCACTACATCGAGGTCGGCGGCGGCGCGACGGGGAATATGTACGTCGCCGGGTTTGAGACGTTCAACGGCACCGATACCCCGTCCCTGCTTCAGTGGGGCCGGTGCGGGCTCAAGGCCGCCGACCTGAACGCCGCGACCTATGCGTGGGATAGCAAGCCCGCGTCGGTCACGCTCGCGGCGGACTACGCGGTCATCTACTGCACGGTCAACGACATCACGGCAGGGACCGCGCTTCAGTCCTACTACGCCAGCATGGAAGCCTATGTCTCCGCGATTGCGGCCACGTGCGACGGTTGTCTCGTGGTCGGCTACCCGTCGAACTCCACCGGCACCACGAACGGGAGCCTCGACCTGATGGCGGGGCTATTGCGCGGCATGGCCGAGGACTACGACTGGAGCTTTGTCGATCTGAGGGCCGAGTTGGGCCACTCGAACACGAGGACCGCAGCGCTTTCGTATCGCTTTGACGACGCCCACCCGAACGCTGCGGGCGCCCAAGCCATCGCGGACACGCTGTACGACGCTCTGAGCGCCGGTCTGGCTTAGGCCGTCACCACGCCGTGTCGTTGGGGTCGTTGGGATCGAACGGCCGGCCTTTCCGCGCAAACACGGCCCAGAGCCCGATCAGCAAGCCGCCGCAGACAATCGCCTTAACGGCCAGAACCAAGATCGCGCCAACGTCCATGCCGCAACCTAAGCACGAAAGGCCCAGCCCATGAAGCGCGTTCACCTGGGGGTTGCATGGCCCTAGCTTTCAAGCGCGCGTTCTCAGGCGTCCTCGGAACGTCGCTGACCCCGCTCTACACAGCGGACGGCGTTGATTTCCAGACCGACCAGGTGACGCTCACCAACAACAGCGGAACCGATGCAACCGTGTCGATCTGGACGCCTTCAGGTGGCGGACCATCTGACGGTGATCTGGTCCTGAAGAACAAGTCCATCACAGCAGGCTCGACGGTGACGGCGTTCGAGTTGCGCGGCCACGTCCTGCAAAACGGGATGCAGTTGTTCGCGCTCCCCTCAGTTGCAGGGGTTGTTACTCTAGCCGTTTCAGGACGGACGAAGACAGTATAGTGGTCCTCCCGGATCGGTTGATAGACCTGTGCGGCGCGGAGAAAGACCCGCTGCCACCACCACACAATTTGACTTGAACTGAAGGAACGGCCATGAGCTTTTTCAAGAAGCTGCTGCCGATTGCCGGCGCTGCCGTGGGCTCGGTCTTCGGGATGCCGCAAGTCGGCGCGGCGCTGGGCAGTGCTGTCGCTGGCGGCCTCGGGGCGAGCGCACAGAAGAAGGCGACCACGAACTCCCTGAACGCCTTCAATACCTCCGACGCGGCGGCCTTGCAGGCGCGGGATTCGTCGGTCGCAGGCTATCAGCCGTTCCTTCAGGGCGGAACGAACGCGTTCCAATCTGCGGCGGCCCAGATCGCGCCCGGCTCGACCTACACCTCCGACGACCCCGGGTACAAATACCTCGTGGACGAGATGCAGAACGCCACTCAGCGCGGCGCATCGGCGGGGGGCGAGTTGGGTTCCGGCGGTTTCTACAAGGCTCTCCAGCGAAACGCTGCGGGTCTAGCCTCCCAAGATTTCCAGAACTCATTCGCTCGCAAGAACGCGCTGGCTCAGTACGGGATGCAGGCCGCGAACGGCGACGCCTTGGCGCAGAGCGGCTACGCGAACCTGCTGCAACGCAGCGCCGCCGCCCGCAACGGCATCTACACCGACCGTGGCAACGCAACAGCCGACCAATACGGCGCTGCCGCCGATTTTGGCAACGCGCTGTTCGGCTCGAACGGCCTCTTCGGCAGCAAGGTTGGCGGCGCGTCCGGAGGGGGAGGCTTTGGCAGCGGCTTCGACTTCACTGGCGGTAGCGGCTTCGGCTCCACCTTCGCAGGGTTCTGACCGATGAGCCTCAGCAACTTCTACGCCGACCGCAAGGCGTTCAACGACATGCTCCAAACGGGGCAGGACAACGCGCTCGCCCGTCAGGCTGGCGGGATGATCGCGGACGGCAACCGCGTCGGCGCGGCCAACGCCCTGAACCGGGGCGGTCAGCTTGAGGCGGCGCGGACCATTCAGTCCGACACGGACGCGCAGCACAAGCACGAGGTGGAGTTTGCTGGCAACCTCGCCACCGGCATCGCCAAGCGGATCAAGGCCGGCGCTGATCCAGAACAGGCCTGGCGCGAGGGCGAGCAGTACGCGTCCGCCCAGGGCATGACCGATCACGTTCCGGCCCTTCGCCAGCAGTGGCAGACGATGGGGCCGGAAGCGTTCACGACGTGGCTGGGAAGCGCGGCCGCGAAAGAGAAGCAGCAACTCGTCCAGGGGCCGAACGGCCAGCTTGACGCGTGGGACGGTCAGAGCCTCACGTCGCTTCGCAAGGGTAGCCCCGAACCGAAGGTGTACGGAGACTTCGTCTATGCTCCGGAGAGCGCGCCCGAGACAGCGGCGGCAGCACCCGCGTCACCGCAACCGGCTGGCGGCTTCGGCGCACACATCGGCAACCTCATGCAGCGCGAGGGCGGCTTCGTGGCCCGCGACGGTCGCTCCGGCGCCCCCGCCAACTACGGCATCAACCAGAAGTACAACCCCGACGTTGACGTAAAGAACCTGACGCCCGAGAAGGCGCAGGAAATTTACAAGCAGCGGTATTGGGACGCGATAGGCGGCGACAGTCTGCCGCCCGAGGCGCAAGGCCCGGTGTTTGACGCGGCGGTCAACCAAGGCCCGCAGCGCGCGATGCAGTGGTGGCAGCAGTCCGGCGGCGACGTGGCGAAGTTCAACCAGCTTCGGTTGCAGCACTATCGCTCGCGTCCTGACTACGCCCAGAACGGCAAGAACTGGGAGCGTCGCGTGTCGGAGGCGGGCGGCCCCCAAGCCCCGCTCCAAGGCGGCCCTGGCGGCGATGAACTCTCCGGCGCGCCCCAGATCCCCGGCTATCGCGCTATCGGTCGCGTGAAGGGTGGTGGAGACGGCAAGTGGGATGTCTACATCGACCCCAAGACCAATCTGCCGTTCCGCTACAACCCGGCGACCGCCAAGGCCACGACCCTCGACGGCCAGCCCTACAACCCAAGCGGCGCATCGAAGATGAGCGGCGGCGGAACCCCGCGTAGCGCCGCAGCCCTGGCGGTGCAGAGGTTCATCGCGGAGAACCCGAACGCGACCGCTGAAGACATCTCGCAGTTCAATGCGAACCTCAACAAGGAGCGGCAGGCTACGACTGCGTTTGGCACCGGCAAGCAAGGGCAGACCATCAACTCCCTGAACGTCTCGATTGACCACCTATCGACGCTCGGCGAGTTGTCGGGAGCCTTGGGGAACGGGAACATTCAGCTCCTGAACCGTGCGGGGCAAAAGTGGAAAGAGCAGACGGGCAATCCGGCGCCGGCCAATTTTGAGGCCGCCAAACAAATCGTCGCCGACGAAATCGTCAAGGGCATCGTGGGCGCTGGAGGCGGCGTGGCCGACCGCGAGAAGGCGCAAGCGGCGATCAGCAACAGTTCGTCGCCGCAACAACTCGCGGGCGTAATCGAAACGTATAAGCATCTCCTCGCGGGACAGTTGAACGGCCTGCGGCTGCAATACAAGAACACGACCGGGCGGGCTGATTTCGAGGACAAGCTGTTGCCCGAAACCCGCGCGGCCCTGGAGCGGTCAAATCCCACCTCCAACGCGCCTGCCGGTCGCCGCCCGCCCCTGTCCAGCTTCAAGAGGTAGCGCCGTGGCTTTTGACGCTGCTGGAGCCAAGAAGGCCGGATACTCGGACGCTGAGATTGCGGACTATCTGGGTCAGCAATCCAAGTTCGATGTGGCGGGCGCGCGCAAGGCTGGATACTCGGACACCGAGATTGTTCAGCATCTGAGCCCGCCCGCTCCGACCAAGCCTGCCAAGAAATCCAGCCTGTGGGATCAGGTGGGCGCGTTCGCACAGTCCGCGACGGAGCAAATCCCGTTCCTCGATGAGGCGGCGGCTGGCGTGGTCGCGCTGGGCACCGGCAGGCCCTACAAGGAGGTTCGCCAGGTCCAGAACTCTCTTGCAGCGCAGGACAGGGTTGAACGTCCCTTGGCGCGCAACGCAGGCGGCGTGGCGGGCTTCGGCGTTGGCCTTGCGGCGCCGGGCGCTGGGTATGTCCGAGGGGCCAACAGCCTCGCCCAAGCAACCGTTCGCTCCGCGCAGGTCGGGGCGGGCCTCGGAGCTCTATACGGGGCAGGGTCCGCGCAAGACGGCCTCGGCAATCGAGCCAAGGGGGCCGCTGTGGGCGGCGCGTCCGGCGCGGTGCTGGGCGCGGCCTTGCCCGCCGCTGTCGGGGCTGTGCGGGCGATCCCCGGAGCCGCCAGGCGGGCAGGCTCCGCAGCCGTCGCCACCGGCCAGCAGGTCGCCCAGAACTTCGGCCACGAGGTTCCCGAGGCCGCCGTTACGCCGCAAGCCCAGAAGCGGGCGCTAGATTATGTCGCGGACCTCGCCGCCAAGGCCAAGGTCACGCCCGAACAGATGGAGGCGCACCCCGGCCTTGCCGTTGGCGAGCCGGTGACGACGGCCGAGGCGCTTGGCCGAACCGGCGTGGCGCAGGCAACCGCCCTGGCCCGCCGCACCGGCACGACGGGCGACATTGCGGACGGCATGTTCACCAACCGGGCCGAGGGCGCGCCCGACCGCCTGCTTGGTCATCTGAGTTCGGTCGCCAAGGTGACCCCGGAAGGCGCGCAGGGCGGCATTGACGCCATCGTGGATGCGGGCCGCAAGCGCGCCAAGCCGCTATTCGACGCGGCGCTGGCAAGCCCAGATCCCGTGTGGAACCCCGACCTCGCGGACTTGGTGAAGAACCGCCCGGTAATCCGCAAGGCCATAGGCCATGTGATTGATGACCTGAAGAACGCCGGCAAGGACCCGACCGCGCTTGAGGCGATCCTGAAGACCGAAACGGCTCCCCGCCAAGTGCAGCCTGGCCGCACGATCGCCTCGCCCCCGACGACCACCACAACCACGGTTGGCGTTCCGCGCCCGACCGCCGAGGCGTGGGATGCGGTCAAGAAGGCGATCAGCCGCCAGATCGAGCGCAACCCGATCACCGGCAAGCCGCTCCCCGACACGCAGAGCCAGGGCAACTTCGGCGTGGCCGCCGCTGAGCGCGCGCTGACGGATGCACTCAAGACCCATATCCCCGGATACGCCGAGGCGCTGGCGACCTCTGGTGACTACCTGTCTGTGCAAGGTGCGTTCCAGCGCACGTCCGGTTCGCTGTTCTCGACCAAGACGACGCCCGCGCAATTTGAAAAGCTCTGGCAGTCGTGGAAGTCGCCAGCCGAGATGTCGGCCGCCAAGGACGCTCTCGCGGCGGAAATCTTCAACAAGGCGCAGAACGGCCAGCTTCGCCCCGGTCGCCTGCTGGTCCCGGCCGTCCGCCAGAAGCTCGCCACCGCGTTCGGCCAGGACGCCGCCGACGAGATCATTCGCCGGGTCCAGATCCAGGCCAAACTTGCAGCCACCGGCAACCGCATCCGCCCCGGCGTAAACTCGACCACGGCGGAAGCCACGATGGCGGGCGGGGAGATGGATAACGCGCTTGGCGATGGCGCAATGCGGGCGGGCGGTCACTTGCTCGCCGGGCGCCCCTTCAAAGCCGCTGGCGCGCTCGTGAACGCGCTGGCCGCGCCCGTCCGTGGGGCAGTTACCCCGATTGACCAAGCGACCCGCAATGAGGTTGGCCGCATCCTGATGCAGTCGCCGGAAGAAACCGCCGCCATGTTGCGAAGCCGCAACGTCCCGGCCCGCAACAGCAACCCGCTCGCTAGGCGATAAGCTCGTGAAGCTTCCACGCGCCGAGCGCCGCCAAGCTTAGCAGCGCCGTCAACGACACGACATAGGCCAGCCGGTCAGCCGGCGACCAGTCAGACCATTCTGGCGGTTTGAACAGCCGAAACCACTCCATCCGTACAGCCTAACACAGGAGCGACCGCATGGCGCTTGCGAAACTTGACCTGCGCGATGTGGTCGTTGACCCGGATGGCGTTCTAAACGCTGGGGGGTTTGTCTACACCTATTCAGCAACCACAACGACGCCGCTCGTTACCTACTCGGACGGGCTGGGTACTGAGAACACCAACCCGGTAGTGCTCGACGCGTCAGGCCAGTGGGCGTGCTATCTGGACACGAGCCTTGCTTATCGGCTGGACTTCGCGACCCCGGATGGGGTGGTCTTCTACACCGCCGACAATATCACGGTCGGCTCCGGTTCGTCCGATACTTTCACCGGCAGCTACATCACCGATGTGTTCTTCACCGCCACGACGCCGCCCGCGTCGTCCGGCAGGCTGGGCGCGCACAGTTTCACTAAAGCGGTCAGCTTCCCGGCCAACTTCGGCGGGGCGTTCGGCTCCTGCGACACCGCGCCCACGGCGTCGTTCATCATCACCCTTCGCAAGAACGCCACCAGCTCATCCACCGGCACGGCGGTAGGGACCGTCACCATCGCGACCAACGCCACGTTTGCCTTCGCCTCCACCGCAGGCGCCGTCCAGTCCTTCGTCATCGGTGACACCCTGAAAGCCTTCGGGCCTGCCGTGGCCGACGCCACCGCCAATGACTTCAACTTCACCCTGATCGCGGACCTCGACGCATGACTCTTTACGTCTACGGCAGCGAAACGGACGTGATGCTGGCGTCGGACAGCACCGTGTTCGAGATCACCGACAACAGCTATTTCGACCCGACGTTTTCGCGGGCGGCTGTCCGGGTTCAGGGCACCGAGTCCTATGGCGAAGTGGACCCTGGATCGAACCTCACCACCTACTGGATACACGGCCTCTACCGGGGCAACGTCTTCGCGGAAACCCCATTGATCAGTCTCCTCGACGGGTCGGGCACGGAAAGCTTTCGGCTCAATGCGGTAGCCGCTGGGGGCGACATCCTCTGGCAGTCGCTTCAGATGTACTACCTCTCGGGAGCGTCGTGGGTCGCTATCGGCTCGCCCTACGTGGTGGCCAACTCCGAACTTCAGGAACTCGACCTGAAGGTGATCCCGGGCGGCTCGGGGTCGGCGGAATTGTACGTCGCCGGCACGCGTCGCGCCAGCGGTTCGGCGTCCATGACCTCGTTCGCCAGCCTGCGGAAAGCGCACCTGCGGACGGGCGGAACAGGGCGCTGGTCACAGATCATCGTGGCTGACGAGCCGACCGCGGGGTGCAGGGTTATCACCTGCCCCGCGACAGGCGTGGGCGACAACAACGATGGGACGGGCGCTTACACCGACATCAACGAGGCGGTGTCCAACGACGCGAATTTCGTCAGCCTAAGCACCAACGGCAACGTCAAGACCTTCGACCACTCCACCGACTTCACCGGCTACGATGTGCTGGCGTTGGGGGTTGCGGCGAGGATCAAGGTCGGAGCGACGGGCCTCCAGAACGTCCAACTCGTGATGGACTCGACCAGCAACTACGTCTCCACCACCAAGGCCGGCAACAACGGCTATTCCAACGTCTTCTATAGCTGGCCGACCGATCCCAACACATCCGCTGCCTGGACGGCTGCGAACGCCACCGCGACCCACTACGGCCTGAAGGGGATCACATGAGCCTCGACGCCGCAAAGGTCACGCTCTACGCGGTCGTGGGGCCGACCAACGACAAGCTCGTGGCGAGCAAGGTCACCATGTACGCCGTGGTCCGTCCGACCGGCGCTGCGCCCGCGCCGGTCGGCAAGCAGACCGCCCACACCTCCTCTCAGATCATCTATCGGGCGGATAGCTGAATGGACCTCGCTTCGGGCGTCAGCCTTGGACAGATGATCCTGGCTATCGGGGTCATGCTGGTGACGGGCGGAATAGCGTGGGGAGCCCTGCTTCAGCGGGTGAAGACGCTGGAGAAGGAAGTGGAGGCCCTGTCAGGCTTCGGAACCACGCTGGCCGTGATGCAGACGGAAATCAGCCACAT